AGTAACAGATTCTCGTATTAAACTTGAAACTATTAAACCTCAGCTCGATTTAGTAGATTCTAGTATTTATAATAAAATACGAGGAAACTATACAGACGAAGAGCCGGAAGACACCGAAGATATGGAGGAGTTTTAATCTTACATTAATTACCCTGTATATAATATTAATAAGGTGTTAACTTTAAGTTATTTCCCGTAAATATAATATAATATACAGAAATTGATGCTTCTGCATAAAAGAGGTGATTACATGAAGGGTACAGAATTAATACATGATTCTAAAACAGATAAGTTCATTGTACAGGGTAACTTTCTTGATATCGATAAAGCAAACCAAGACGGACTTACTTTTTCGAGAACAACAATGGAATGGCTTGTAAACGATGAACGTTTTCAAGATTGTTTAGCTCGTCGTGTATTTCCTGCATACATTGAACATCCACAAGAAAACATTGTAGGATTTAAGGGTACAGAAGCTGGAGTTCTTATTAAAGGAGAAATCGTAGGTAACGAGTTTGTCGGTGCTATAGAGCTTCTTGATACAGACGAAGGTAAATTTATCCGAGACCTATATGAACATGGAGTTCAAATTGGAGTAAGTATTAGGGCTGACGGTTGTACAGATACTGGAACAATTCCAGGTAAAACCACAGGCGCTATACAGTTCTACGGCTTTGACTTTGTAGCTGAACCTGCATTTAAATATGCTGTTCCACAAAGACTAGTCGCATCAAGAAGACAATTCATCACTAATAGTAAACTAAGGCTTTCTGATGGTGCTGATTATTTAGCTCAGAAACGCCGGAAAGCTCTTGGTGATCTGTTGTAACAAATATCTCTAATGGCCATTAGTCGACAGCACGAGCAACACAGAATCTTGTAATTGCTCTCACAGATTCTGTGGATGCTGTCAAATGTAAATTTAGAGATACTATAAAATTAATTTATAATTTTAACAGTAAAGGAGATTGATAATCATGTTAAAGCCTTACACAAAAGGTGGCGCGTCTGATTTCCGCACATCATTAAATTCAAGCGGTGTTAAAGCTGGACTTTCTGCTTATGATGCAATTTCACTTAGCAAGAACGAAAAGCTTATCAAGAATGCTTATGAACTTCAGAAGAGAGCACTCAACTCATCACTTCTTCCTACATCTATTATCCCATCAGCTACACAGCCGGGTGATGTACTTCAGAAGACAGTATACATGAATGTTCTTAAAGCAACTCTTGTAGATTGGCTTATTCCTGAAATTTGTACATTCCAGACACTCGAATCACGTCACGGTGCAGTACCATATACAGACTTCCAGTACGGCGAAGACAAGGGTACAGTAAAGGCTGGACAGACATTCGCTAGTCCTTTCGAACTCAGCAGAGGTACAGAAGGATACTCAAGCAACCTTGTTCAGAACGAACCACTTAACGACCTTATTCTCAGAGGCCCAGTTCTTCCAACAACTGTAAGACTCGTTCCTGCAACAGGTACAACTATTTTCGATGACGGCGAAGGTAACCTCCAGACAATTGCTGCTGGCTCAACAGCTCCAACAACTGTAGGTTCAATCGACTACGCAACAGGTAGACTCACAGGTGTAACAGCAGCTGCTACAACACTTGCTACTTACAGAACAGACAACATTTCAGCATCAGCTAATACACCTCCAATTCTTGGACAGATTAAGTGGCTTGACCTCGTAGCTGAGGATAGAACACTTGCTGCAAGATGGAGCATGGCTGCTGTATATGATATGCAGAAGCAGTACGGACTCGACGGTCCTAAGATGCTCGAAGAACAGGCAACATCAGTAATCGTTAACGAACTCAATACAGAAGTTGCTCTCGATATGTTCAACAATGCAGCTGCTGGTCAGCCAATCGTATGGAGCGCTGAACCACCAATCGGTCAGGGTCAGGCAGGCGATCTTGCTCACGACAACTCATTCATTAGAGCACTCAATGCTGGTTCACAGAGAATTTGGGATGCTACAGGTAGAATCCGTCCAAACATGGTACTCGTAGGTTCATCTGTAATGACAGTTATCCAGGGCATGACAATCTTCCAGCCATCAAATACTTCAAAGATTGCAGGTTCTTACTACGCTGGTACACTCGGCGATCTCAAGGTTTACTGCTTCAGAGGTCTCCCACACGATCAGTTCGTAATGGGTCACGTTTCAAGCAACGAAGTAGAACCATCATACATCTTCGCTCCATATATGCTCGTTACAGCAACTCCAGCTCTTATGGACGCTACATTCACAGGCCAGCAGGGCTTTGCTGCTTCTTACGCTAAGAAGATGGTTAACCCTAAGGCATTCATCCGTGGTGTTGTTACTAACCTAACATACTAATAACTATTTAATAAGTAAAGGAGGTTTTATACCATGGCTTATAATATTACGATCACTTATACAAAAGCTGATGATATTTTCAATGCAAAAGCACAGTCATCTAACATTGTAACAGCTGCTCCAATTCCAGGCGTTACAGCTAACGAGATGCCAGGCGAGTACTTCGGTCCTTCAAAGGCATACATCTACGCTCCGGATTCTGCAACAGCTCCTGCATATATTAAGGAGAACCTCGTTAACAACGCTGATCTTTCAGACGCTCAACTTTCACTCCTTACATCTGCACAGCTTAGATGGCCTACAAGCGTTACAAACGCTATTACAGCTATTCTCGACGCATATAAGACACCTCAGGTACCAGTATACCGTGCATGGCAGACAATCAAGCTTGCTATCGAGGGCGGCTCAAATACATTCTCAGTTGCTACATTCGCTGAGTCTGAGTTCTATGTTGAAGCTGGTAAAGCACTCAAGAATTTCGGCATCGCTATTACAAGCGAGTTTGTCGAGGGGTAATATACCTGGTTTCAGAGGACGCTGTTTATCTCACAGTTATGAGGCCAGGTGGTCTTGCATATTTAGTAGCTGGAAGTACAGTCGGCGGCTAATTTCTCTTAAGATGTCTGTGTTTTATTTCACAGGCATCTTAAACTTAAAGAAAAGAAGGTGTGTGTATGTCTAAAAAAGATACTACTATTTCAATTCACGAATATCTTGACGATATACATACAGAAGTACCGTGGACTGACGAAGAGGCTAAAGATGGAGATGACCTCAAGATCTTAATGAAAGCTTTTCGAGAATTAAAACGTAATTTACATGAGTATGCTGATTTAACAGTACCATATAAAAGACGTATTGATTTGAGTGAGTATAAAGTTAAAGATCTTATAGAAGTTAGAAGGGCAAACGTACCTGCAGGGCTCGGTATAGATAACACTTCGGCTGGTAATGTATTTACTGCACTTGCTGGAATGACAGCTGTATCAAATCAACAGAGTTACGACGCCTATTTTGACTACTATGTACAAACAATGCTCGTACAAAATATTAAAAATGCTATAACACAAGATCTACAATTCATGTATGATGAGCAAAACCAGTTATTGTATATATCAGCTAATACACCGTATCCTGTATATGTAACAATAACTTATATACCAAACTACGATGACCCGTCAGAGATTAAAACATCTTATTGGCAAGATATCATGCGTCGTTTGGCTATTGCTCATTTTAAAATATATGTTGGACGAAAAAGATCTAAGATGAAGATTCCTGGTAGTCCAGTACAGTTAGATGGAGATCAGTTACTTTCTGAAGGTAATGAGGAGTTAAAAGAACTTAGAGAGTTCTTAACTCAAAACAATACTCCATTAAAAATAAAATAATAACTACGAAAGGGTGTTTAAATAATGCGTAACACAAATGCTAGAAAGAAGCTTATGTCAAGCACACTCAACTCTTCAAGACGCAGCAACTTCCGTAAGGTTAACTCAGGTCGTGCTGTTATGAAGTCAAGAAAGCCAATGGGCCGTCTTAACTCTTCAAAGAAGATCGATGAAGTAACATACTACAGCCTTACAGATCTTGAAACAGTTATCGAAGCTGTTCTCAACGAAGTAGCAGCTGATCCTACAGTAGGTATCACACTTGCTGATACAGAAGAAGGTATCACACTCAACTGTGTAACAGAAGAAGGCGAAGAATACGAAGTAGAAGTAGCACTTGCGTCTGAAGACTTTAACGAAGAAGCTCCAGCAGCTGAAGAAGTTGCTGTAGAAGAAGAATTCGATGTAGCTGCTTCACGTCGTTCAATGAACTCAAATCGTTCAACAAGACCTGCACGTCGCCCAATGAGACGCAGATAATTAAATAAACTACAAGCGGGGTGAGTATATGGGACTGATAGTGCCCGCCGAAGTTGAGTATCTCAGAGTACAATTCGAAGCTTCAGTTAAACAACTAGGAGTATTATTCAAGTACAGATACCCACTCAACAATAATGTCGACGCTTATAATCAGCCTGCCCCGGACGGTTATTCTACAGAATCCGATGTATACGGGATTTTCGAAGGAGAACCAAAAATAAAAACATACCGAAATTTAGGGTGGGTTGTCGAGAAAAGCGATAACCTACCTTTTCTTATTCATATACCTTTTAATACACCGCATATTCAAAAGGGTTGTTTGTTTAAGACAGATGGGTTAGTTACTGGTATAGAGCCGAGACTCTTTCAAGTTACAGAGCTTACTACAGCTCTCGTGTGTCCTGACCATATCATCTGTCAGATAGTACCGTTAATTGGTAATACAGCTCCTAAGACTGCGGAAACACGAAGAGATATAGCTAAGAAAAACAGTGAACCAAGACGTTTCATGAAGTAAGAAGGTGAATAAATATGCTAAGATTAAAAGCTCCTAAAAATGGACTCGCATTACCTACAAGCACTCCAGTAACCCTTATCGAAGTAGACAGTAATCTTCCATACGCAATACAGTGTCCCTGCTGTGGTGTTATCTCACAGCTTAGCGAAACACTATTATACAAGATAGAAGACGACGACTTTACTGATGTAGATTCGAATGCCGAGTTCTCAGCTCCTACAAATAATGCTCCAACCCGTAGCAGTTATTCTGATACCTTTACACCTCGTGAAAGTTCTCCTATGATGGAATCGGAAGCGGGTGGTGATTTTAATGATACAGCTTTATGATGATAATCTATATGATTACTTCCACGAAGCTTTTAAAGCAAACCTTGCTATAGTACCTGTAGCTGATTATTGGAATGTAATTTCAATGCACGAAGAAGGTAGATTACAGCTTCCAGCTATAGTGCTAAACAGAACATCATGGACTAAATCTAATGATTTACAATCTTGGGTGATTTCACGTAAAGGAAGAAACGACAGAGTTCGTGATCATAAACTTGTAAACGAGCAAGCTATTCCTATACAGCTTGACTATACAGTTACTTTACTTGCTACTACACAAGACGACATAGACGAGCTCACTAGTGAGGTTATGTTTTGTATTTTAAATTACCCGAGATTAACTATAGAATTACCATACGGGTCAGACCGTATGATACATGCGCAAATCATACAGAACGGTGATTTGCAGGATAGCTCCGGACGAGATAGGTTTTCAGAAACTGGTATACTTTATCAGCAAATAATACCTATACGAGTGCTTGGAGCTAATGTAATTAATATAAACGAAAAGAATCTCCGCTATTTTATGTGGGGACTTGATACTAACAATCAAAATAGTGAAGGAGGAGATTAATAATGCCTAAAATTACTATTACAGAGCATTCTGATACATATAGCTTTCAAGTTAGAAGTAATCAGTATGCTACAGTAGCACTTCCTATTACAGCTATTTGGGGACCTGCATATGTTGCCGGAGATGTAGATAGCAATCCTGACTGGATTCATTTTGAAGCTGGTTATAAGGGTACTACAGCATTTACAGATACATTCAAGGGACCTAATACTTATTTAGGACAGCGTGAAAAATCATATGACTACGCATTAAAGCTTCTTGCAAACGGTTATGATATTCTTGTAAAGCGTGTCGACGGTTTAGGTAAGCAAGCATCTACATATGCAAACTTTGCTAATGCTTCTGGCGACAATCCAGCTATCAAGATTGTATTTACAGCTAAGTATGCTGGTTCATACGGTAAGAAGTTAAAAGCACAAGTAAATTTCAATAAATCTACTAAACTTGGTACAGTTCAGGTATTCGAAGTGAACGATACAACACGTGATATTCTACTTGAACAAGTAGATGTATCATTTGCAGCGACAGTAGCTACTGACACAGTACCGCTTATTACAGAAGCAGAGTTCAAGTATCTTGACAACATTGTACTTGCTACACCTACAGATACTCCAGTAACTCCGGACTCTTGTATTGACAGGGCTGTACCATCTCCTATCTCAGCAAGACTTGGCGGTGGTACTGACTACACTACACGTACAATCGACGGTGGAGAAATCAATAAAAGTGCTGTTATGGCATTACTTACAGCTCGTGATTTATCAGCAAGCAACAGCTTATACTATACATATATTAGTGAACTTGCTGACGTTGCTTCAAATCTCGAACTGCTTTACAACCAGCAGATTCTTTACTCACGTGTTATCGCATGTGCAGAAGAATTAACAGATCCTATTTGCTATGATTGGGATGTAATATTCTGTGCTATCGCAGATGACCAGTATATGCCAAAAAGTTATCTCTCAGCACAAGACGATCCATCAGATATCAAGTATGCTGTTACAAAGGTAACAAAGAAACTCGGTGTAGTAGCTGCAAATTCCAAGTGTGGTGTCGCATTCTACGGTTTACCGTTT